CATCGGCGCGGTGGTGGACCTTGCGGCGGCAGCGAGCCCGCATGGCTACCAAGCGAGCGAGGCGCAGCCATGAGGTGGATGCCCAAGGGCTACGGCGGCAAGCGCGCCTCGCCCGAGCAGGTCAAGCAAAGCGGCTGGCGCGACCAGAAAATCCTCGTCGTGAGCGAGGATGATCACCGCCTCACCTGGCCCGAGCGCGAGTTCGTCCGGCAGATCGGCGAGAAGCTCTACGGCAAGCGCGAGGAGGCCTCGCGATGACCGATGCACGCTGGACGGCGTCCATGGTTGAGGCGCGTTTTGAGGAGGCAGCCTTCACGCTGCGCCGCCTGCCCGACCGTCGCGTGCCGGGGTATTTCAACACGTGGCCGCAGGTCGTGCGCAGCGCCTACGAAGCTTTCGGCTGGGAACGCGCGCGCATGCCGCGCATTGCGCCCTCGCCCGAAGCGATCAGCCGCATGGAGGAGACCTTCACTTGGCTCGCGTGGCTTGAGCCGGATGACGCGCGCATCGTGTGGCTTCGCGCCGAGAACGTTCCATGGAAGCCGATTTGCTGGCGTGTCGGATTATCGCGCAAGACCGCGTGGCAACGGTGGGTCGCCGCTCTCCAAACCGTGGCGAGCCGGCTTTCGACCGCGCCAAAACGGACGAATGCGAATCGAGATTCAAAGGGCATTGCCGCAAATCGTTGCAATGGACCGCGCGAACACCGCGCCTAGGCGGAAACAAACCGCGCAACTTGTTGAACTTCGGGCGTGACATCCGAAACAGATTTCGGCAATTTTCCTGGCATGATCGCGGAACGCGCGTCCGATGCGGTCGCCTGCGGCGCCCGCGTGGCTTAGGTTCTTTCCGGCGCCGCTTATATGCGGGCGGCAAAGGCCCGATTTATCGCCAGCGTTAGCAGTGAAATCCGGTTGCGCACCCTGAAGGTGCGCACTCTCCAGGGTGCGCAGGTGCGCGGTGCGCAGCGCTCAAATTGATCCATGGACCTGAAGATCGAGACGCGACCGGTCGATCGACTGATCCCCTACGTCCGGAACGCCCGAACGCATTCGGAGGAACAAGTCTCCCAGATCGCCGCCTCGATCGCCGAATTCGGCTTCGTCAACCCGCTGCTGATCGGCGCCGATGACATGGTCGTTGCCGGCCACGGACGCCTGCTCGCGGCGCGGCGACTCGGCATGACCGAGGTGCCCGTGGTCGTGCTCGACCACCTGAGCGAAGCGCAGCGCCGTGCGCTTGTCATCGCCGACAATAAGATCGCTGAGAACGCCGGCTGGGACGAACAGCTGCTGCGCGCTGAACTTGCGACGCTGCGCGAGCAGGATTTTGACCTTGACCTGCTTGGCTTTGCCGAGGCCGAGCTTGGCACCCTGCTCGACGCGATCGACGTCGATACGGGCGCTGCGGAAACGCAATCTGGCGCGCCTTCCACCGAAGGAAATCCGCCATCACAGACGCTCGCCGAGCGTTTCGGTATCCCACCGTTCTCGGTGCTCAATGCCCGCGAAGGCTGGTGGCAGAACCGCAAGCGCGCCTGGATTGACCTCGGCATCCGCTCTGAGCTTGGCCGCGGCGCCCCGATCGGCGGCGCGCCAATGCCGATTGACCGCGCCAAGTCGAACGAGACAGCGAGTTTTCGCGACCAGGACAAGCTGAACGCGATCCAGGCGCAAAAGCGTGGCAAGCCAACCGCAGCACCGGGCGGCTCGCCGCTGCCGGCCGCGGACTATTCGAAATCGAAGGCACGCGGCGACGGCCGCGGCAAAGCCATTGGTGATGCCTGAACAAAAGCCCGCCATTCCCGGAGGCGGCGGCGGGCGTGGCGCGTGGGCCAAGTTCGATCAAGAACGACGGGAGCGAATGGTTGCGCGATCGGAAAACCTAACCTTCGTGAAGGGCAGCCGCGATCCGGACGCGCTGGACCCGGTCAGCGCCGCAATCCTCGAAGTCGGCTCGACCGGTACGTCGATCTTCGATCCGGTCCTGTGCGAAATCGCTTATCGCTGGTTCTGCCCGCCGCAAGGCGCGGTACTCGACCCGTTCGCCGGCGGCTCGGTGCGCGGCATCGTGGCGTCGAAGCTTGGCCGCGCATACACCGGCATCGATCTACGTGCCGAACAAATTGAAGCCAACCGCGCGCAAGCCGAGCAGATCTGCGGCGACCCGATACCGCAATGGATCTGCGGCGACAGCCGCGAGGTCATTCCGGCGCTCGCCCAGAACGGTCTCCCGCCACGGCTCGATTTTATCTTTTCATGTCCGCCCTACGCCGACCTTGAGGTCTACAGCGACGATCCGCGCGACCTCTCAACGCTTGATTACAACGAATTCCGAGCGGCCTACGCGGGCATAATCAAGGGCGCATGCGCGCTGCTGAAGTCTGATCGGTTCGCGTGCTTTGTTGTCGGCGATGTCCGCGATCGACAGGGCTTCTACCGGAATTTTCCGGGGCACACGATCGAGGCTTTCGAGGCTGCCGGGCTGCGGCTCTACAATGAGGCGATCCTGGTGACGGCCGTTGGCTCGTTGCCGATCCGCGCCGGCAAGCAATTTGCCACCACGCGTAAGCTCGGCAAAACGCATCAACAGGCCTATATCTTCTGCAAGGGTGACCCACGCCAGGCTACCGAGACGATCGGCGAGGTCGAGTTCGGCGATATCGAACCGGGAACGAGCGAAGCCGCTGAACTATCCGGAGTTACCGAGCTATGACGCCGCCTGTTGTCCGCGAATACGATGGAATCCTCGTCGTCCGCGATGATCTTTACCCGGGTGGCACCAAAGCTCGCTTCCTTCCGATACTGTTCGAGAACGCCGACGAGGTTGTTTACGCTAGTGCCGCAGAAGGCGGCGCGCAGACAGCACTTGCGACCGTCGCGTCACAGCTCGGCAAGCGCGCCACCATTTTTGTCGCGAAGCGCGCAGAGCCGCATCCACGCGCGCTGATGGCGAAGCGACTTGGCGCCAAGATCATGCAGGTCTCGCCGGGCTATCTCAGCACCGTGCAAGCGCGCGCCCGCGAGTACAGCCTCCAGGTCGGCGCAAAACTTGCGCCGTTCGGCGTCGACATGCCGGAGGCGATTGAAACAATCGCGGCAACGGCGCGGTCTATCGATATCGAGCCGGACGAGATCTGGTGCGCATCAGGCTCCGGCGTGCTGGCACGCGCGCTGGCGACGGCTTGGCCGGATGCGCGCCGGCATGTCCTCCAGGTCGGCCGCAAGTTGGAGCCGGACGAAGTCGCGGGAGCGACGATCCACGTCTGCCCGTTGGCGTTCGGGCGCGAGGCAAAGAGCAAGCCGCCCTTCCCGAGTGATCCACACTACGACGCCAAGGCCTGGGAGCAATGCGCGGCCCGGAAGGGTCCGGGCCGCGTGTTGTTCTGGAACGTCGCTGGACCGGCGGGGCTTTAACGACAGCGTCTGCTCTTGTTCGGTTCGACACCGGATGCCGACCGGCGCTGCGAGACACGATCGGACAACTGGCGCACGGAAGCAGAGCACGCTTCTGCATTGCCTATCATTCAGTTTGGACCGATCGTCTTGATCAGGCGTCCTTGGCTAATGAACGCGTAGTGTCCGGTGCCGACGCTGCCAATCATTAGAGCCTCCGCGACCGGCTCCGCGACTTCCCCAACTGCGCCCCAATCAACGATAAAATTCGCGCCTGTGCCCGCGCGAACATCCTTTTGCGGAATGAATACCTCAATTGTACCGAACGGCCTTAGCGCGATCGGTTGCTGCAGGTAGCTTTCGACCAAGTGACCGGCCGTGTTGAAATAGGCAATACGCTTCAGAACAAGGAGCTTATCCTTCGACGCATTGTGAATGCTCAACGTGACCGAAAAATCGGCGCGCAGCTGGCCCGGAACAACGGAAACGCTCGAATAAGCGGGAACATAAATAGAACCCGTTACCGATAATGTTTGTTTTGGCACCTCTGCCAGCGACGCCGAGAATGTTTGTTCGATGTTACGTGTGGTTTGCGCCGCTGCGGAAACCTGGTGGCTGAAAAACCACGCGACCCACAACAACGCGACGACGGCAATCTTGATTTTCGACATTGATTCCCCCGGGCGGCCGTGAACGACTCCTAAAATATAATCGAAATTGCAAACCGCGCGAAGGCGCCCAATCCAGACCGAAGCGGTTTTCGCTCTCGCCAATTCGTTTTCGATCGGAGTAAATTGTCCAACTCTATCCGATTGTATGAGGGTGGGTCCCCGGGGAGGATTTCTGGCACCAACGATCAACATCGAAGCGTATAGTGATGCGCTCGTCGTTCTTGGCACGGCCGGCATTGTCGTTCCAATTATGCGCCGATGGGGGCTTAACCCCGTGCTCGGCTACCTTGCGGCGGGGGCGCTCCTTGGACCGTTAGGCTTGGGCTCGCTCATTGGAACGTTTCCATTTCTTTACTGGGTCACCGTCGTTGACGCCAAGAACGTAGCAGGCATCGCCCAACTGGGCGTTGTCTTCCTATTATTCCTGATCGGCATGGAGCTATCGTACGAGCGTTTGAAGGCCATGCGTCGGCTGGTGTTCGGCCTCGGCAGCCTGCAGATCATGCTGTCGACAGCTTTTATCGGCGGTATAGCTGTAATGCTCGGCGCCGCACCTGCTGTTTCAATCATCCTCGGGGCATGCCTGGCGTTGTCCTCAACCGCGATTGTGGTGGAGGTCCTCTCTAACCAAGGCCGCCTAGCGACGACTGCCGGCCGCGCCAGTTTCTCCGTTCTGCTGGCGCAGGACCTCGCGGTAGTCCCGATCCTGGTCTTTGTATCCATTCTGGGGAGTGGCACGAGCAGTTCGCTTGTGACCAGCTTGGCGTTGGCGCTGCTGAATGTGAGTATCGCGGTCGGCGCGATCATTGTGGTCGGTCGTCTGTTTCTGCGACCCCTGTTCCGTCTTGTCGCATCCGCCGGTGTCAACGAGCTATTTGTGGCGGCGGCTCTGTTCGTCATCATCGGTACGGGCGTGATCGCAGCCATGGCGGGAATGTCCATGGCGATCGGAGCCTTTGTCGCAGGTCTATTGCTCGCTGAGACCGAGTTTCGCAAAGCCATCGAAACGACAATCGGGCCCTTCAAGGGACTATTGCTTGGCTTGTTCTTCTTTACCATGGGCATGAACCTCGATGTTCGCGAGCTTATCCACCAGCCATGGTTACTCTCCGTATCGGTCATCGGTCTGATCGGCGTCAAATCCATCTTGCTTACAGGCCTAGCGCGTGTATTTCGCATCCCCTGGTCTGCGGCGATCGAGACGGGGCTTCTGCTCGGCCCCGGTGGCGAGTTTGCATTCGTCGGGATTGCCATGGCATCAGCGCTCGGGCTGATTAAGGCCGAGGTTTCGAGCTTCGCTCTGGCTGCGACTTCGATCACTATGGCGCTGATTCCATTACTGTCCCACGTCGCTCGTCAATTGGCGCCGGAGTTTGCGGATCACAAAATACTTGCCCCAGAGCTTGCCGTCGCGCCGAGGAGCGGTCGTGGACATGCGATCGTCGTAGGCTATGGCCGTGTCGGACAGGTTGTGTGCTCGATGCTTGAGCGGCACAACATTGCTTATATTGCTGTTGATCATGATGCTGAAACTGTTCCGCAACATAGACGCAGTGGGCGCGAGGTCTACTATGGCGACGCGACACATCCTGAATTCTTGAAAAGTTGCGGCCTTGCCGAGGCTAGAGCGGTAATAGTCACGGTGGCCGCAGCGGCAGCCATCGACGAAATCGTGAGACAGGTGCGCACACTGAGATCGGATATCGTTATCGTCTCTCGTGCTCGTGACGCGGCTCATGCCCGCCACCTCTATACGATCGGCGTGACCGACGCCGTCCCGGAGACCATCGAGGCAAGCTTGCAGTTGTCAGAAGCAACGTTGATTGGACTGGGGTTGCCAACTGGGCTGGTTATCGCGTCGGTGCACGAAAAGCGCGACGAGTTTCGACGTGCGCTGCAGCGGGCTTCTGGACGCACAGGAAACGATATTTTGCCTTCGACCTGAACGACAACACAGATGACCGAGCGAAAGCGATGTTCGTATAACGGCATCTGCGTCCCGCGTGTAGAAATCTAACGCAAGAGCAATGCGCGGCCCGGAAGGGTCCAGGCCGCGTATTGTTCTGGAACGTCGCTGGACCGGCGCAGCCCTAACGAGGCGCTTGGGCCTCAAGCGCGATAACGCAGAGGTCGCGGTAGCGCGCAATGGCCTTCGGGCTCGAGCTGACCGGGTTGATCTCGAAAGCGCGGAGGCCTTTCAAGTCCCCTGCCTTGGCGAGCTCCACCACGTTCGCGAGCTTGTTGCGAAACCTCTTGTGCGTCTCCGCGCTGAAATCCGGCGGCTCAGGCAGCTTGCCTTCGCGCGCCGCCGTCTCGATCGCGGCGCGTTTACCGAGCGGTCGCGTCGTAGCTGGCTCCTGTTTCGCAGTAGCCTTCTTGGCTTTTTTGCTCGCCGCCGGCTTAGTGGCACGCTTAGCAGTCGGTTTCTTTTTGGCCTTGGTCTTCATCAGATCCTCCGTGTTTGACAACGTTGCGGTGGTGACGAGGCCCGATCGACCGTCGGCCGTGACGCCGTAGATGAGCGGGCGCCTGCCGTTCGGATGCATGGCGACCAGGCGGTCCGCCTTGGCACGCGCTTCTTCAAGCGTCTCCGCGGTATCGGTCGCGTAGCGGCCAACGCCAAGGAAGAGAGCGATGTCGAAACGCACGGCCGCCGCGACGATGTTCGCGTTCGCGACATCGGCGGGATGCGGCTTGCGATTGCGTGCCATGAGCGGGCTCCACCGGTTGATCGGGACAGCCGCAGTCAGGCTCGACCACGCGGTAACAGCAACTGGAGACGGGCTGCTCTCTGAGCATGTCGGGAGAACGAGAGCAGCATGGGACTCTCGCGCAGGGCCTATGCCCGCCACCGCGGGGTCGCCGAGAACGCGGTCCGCAAGGCGATCGCTTCGGGTCGCATCGAGCTTGAGCCTGACGGCACGATCGATCCGGTGAAGGCCGATTTGGCCTGGGCCAAGCGGACCGACCCCGCGCAGCAGCGCGCGCGAACGGCCAAGGCATCGCCCACGTCCGAAGCGCAACTGCCTTCGCGATCAGCGGAAACAATCAAGCCCGTTCCGGCAGCGGCGGTTGAAGCAGTTCGCGACACATTGCGCGAGGCAGGCGAGCCGCCGACAGCCGGCGGCATGAACTATGTCACCGCGCGCACCGCGAACGAAGTCATCAAGGCGCAGGAACGGCGGCTTCGCCTCGGCAAGCTCAAGGGCGAGCTAGTCGACCGCGCCAAGGCGACTACCACCGTGTTCATGCTGGCGCGGCGCGAGCGCGACGCCTGGGTGCAATGGCCGGCGCGTGTCGCCGCGCTGATTGCCGCCGAGCTCGACGTCGATGCGCATCGCATGGAAACCGTCCTCGACAAGCATGTCCGACAGCACCTGGCCGAGCTCTCGGACATCCGGGTCGAGCTCCGCTGAAAGCTATGACGGCGAAGCCGACATCGTCCGCGCGTGGTCGCGTGGCTTATCGCCCGACCCGGCGCTGACAGTCTCGGAATGGTCAGACCGCTATCGCATCCTGTCGTCACGGGCGGCATCGGAAGCGGGTCGCTATCGGACGAGCCGCACGCCCTACATGCGCGCCATCATGGACGCGCTCTCGCCGTCGCACCCCGCGCGCCGGATCGTGTTCATGAAGGCGGCGCAGGTCGGTGCCACCGAAGCGGGCAACAACTGGATCGGCTACTGCATCCACCAGGCGCCGGGGCCGTTCCTCGCCGTCCAGCCGACCACCGATCTTGCCAAGCGTTTGTCGCAGCAGCGCATCGAGCCGCTCGTCGAGGAATGTCCCGAACTGCGGGAGCTGATCCTGCCGGCACGCTCGCGCGATTCCGGCAACACCGTGCTCGCCAAACGGTTCGCGGGCGGCCAGCTCGTGCTCACCGGCGCGAACAGCGCGGTCGGCCTGCGATCAATGCCGGCGCGCTGGCTCTTCCTCGACGAGGTCGACGCCTACGAGGGCGATGTCGAAGGCGAAGGCGATCCTGTTGCGCTTGCCGAGGCGCGGACGAGGACGTTCGGGCACCGAGTCAAGATTTTCCTGGTGTCGACGCCGACGATCAAAGGGCTCTCGCGTATCGAGCGGGAGTATGAGGCGAGCGACCAACGGCACTATTTCGTGTCCTGCCCCCAGTGCGGGGACATGCAACAGCTGAAATTCGAGCGGCTTCGCTGGGAGAAAAAGAAACCAGAGACCACCGAATATGTCTGCGAATCCTGCGAGCGCGGCATTGCCGAGCACCACAAGACGGCCATGCTCGCCGCCGGCGAATGGCGGGCGACCACAGAGTCGGCAAACCCGCATGTCATCGGGTTTCACATCTCCGGGCTTTACTCGCCGATCGGCTGGCTGTCGTGGGCGACGATCGCGCGCGAATGGGAAGCGGCGCAGGGCAACGACGCGGCGCTGAAAGCGGCCAAGAACACCTTGCTCGGCGAGACCTGGCAGGAACGCGGCGAGGCACCCGACTGGCAACGCCTCTATGAGCGGCGCGAGGATTGGCGGATCGGCACGGTGCCGTCCGGCGGGCTGTTTCTCACGGCCGGTGCCGACGTTCAGCGCGACCGAATCGAGATCGATGTCTGGGCCTGGGGCCGCGGTCACGAAAGCTGGCTCGTCGACCACATTGTCATCGACGGCGGACCCGAGCGCGCCGAAAGCTGGGCTGCCTTGACAGAGCTGCTCGGCCGCACGTGGCCGCACGCCAACGGTTGCACTATCGGCCTCGCGAAGCTTGCGATCGACACCGGCTACGAAGCGCCGGCCGTCTACGCCTGGGCGCGCAAGGCCGGCCACGCGCAAGTCGCGGCGATCAAGGGCATCGAAGGCTTCAATCGGCCGGCGCCGGTCGCAGGGCCGACTCATGTCGATGCGACCGAGGGCGGCAAGAAGCTCCGGCGCGGCGCGCGGCTATGGACCGTCGCGGTCGCGACGTTCAAGAGCGAGACCTATCGCTTCCTGCGGCTGGCACGGCCAACCGACGAGGAGATCGCCGCCGACAGCAAATGGCCACCCGGCTATATCCACCTGCCGCACGGTATCGATGCCGAGTGGGTGAAGCAGCTCGTCGCTGAGCAGCTCGTCACCGTCAAGACCAAGCGCGGTTTCCAGCGGCTTGAATGGCAGAAGCTGCGCGAGCGGAACGAGGCGCTCGATTGCCGCGTCTATGCCCGGGCCGCGGCCTGGCTCGCCGGCGCGGACCGGTGGACTGAGGCGACGTGGCGCGATCTTGAACAGCAGGTCCGCGCCGCTGAGAAGCAGCACGTCGAAGAATCAATCGAGTCGGACAACCCGGCTGAGAACGTGGCAGGCCTTGTGCGGCGTGCGCCGCAACGGCGCGGACGGCGCGTGTTCCGATCGAGTTACTTGAGCTAAGCCCATGACGTTGGACGAGATGACGACGCAGCGCGACGCGCTGCTGGCGGCGCGGTTCCGTGGCGTGCGCACGGTCGAGATCGACGGCCGACGCGTGACTTACGCGACCGACGCCGAAATGGCTGCCGCGATCACAGATCTCGAGCGCCGCATTGCCGCTGCCCAGGAGGGCGGCGCCAAACGCCGAATCCTCACATCCGCTTCGAAGGGACTATGAGTGCTCGCCTCGCTGACAGCATTCCGACGCCGAGTCGGGGCGTTCATCGGCGGTTTCGAGGCGGGGCTGGCGAGCCGCCGGCTCAAAGGTTTTCAGCCGAGCCGCGCCCACCTGAACACGCTGATTGCGGCGGCCGGCCCCGATATCGTCGCGCGCGCCCGTTGGCTTGTGCGCAACAACGGTTACGCAGCAAACGCCATTGAAAGCTGGGCCGGCAACGTCATCGGCGCCGGTATCAAGCCGTCATCGATGATCTCGGATGCCGGA